CCAGCTCTACGACCCCAAAATGCTGCGCGAAGTCATCGAAAAGTGCCGGGTATCACAAAGCCAGTGGTTCATTATCAGCGACCAGCTATTCGACGAACCCGACCTGAAACCCGCCATGAAGTACGTTGTCGGGCGCAAAGTACCCCACTACGGTTATGCCAGCACTGGCAAAAGCAGTGTTCGCCGCATGGACAAGGTGTACCAGCCAGCACGTTTCAAGGTTGTGGACCCGTTAAAGATTACCGCAAAATCCAAAATTGATATCGTCCAGGTCGATTCAGCCTTCGCCGGGTACGTCAAAGACATCTACCTTGCCAAAACCATAAAGCACACAGCCGGGAACCTGAACCTGGCAGTCTTGATCGACGGCGCTTTGCTGGGGGTGATGATCTTCTCCCCACCAAAATTCAACACCTACGGCAAAGGGGCGGTTTACCTGCTTTCCGATGTCAGCGTGACCGGTGATGCCAAACTGTCCAAACTGGTGGCATATCTGGCCACAACCCGTGACGTTTTGCGGAAGGTATCACTCAAACTGGTCAAGAACGTGGACTTCGTTGTAACCACAGCCAGGACAAAGAACCCTGTCAGCATGAAGTACCGCGGTATCTACGAGCTGCTATCCCGTAGACCTGCCGACGACGGCGAAGAGGGCAATATCATCCAGTACGGCTCCAAGATCAGGAACGAAAGCCCACAACAGGCATTCGACTGGTGGTGGCGCAAGTATGGCAAGAAAGAACTTGAACAACTGAGGAATTCACATGCAACCGATATCAATTGAAATCAAACGCATTCAACTGCGCACTATCAACCTGCTCGAAGAGGGCAAGAACAACGCCCGGTACATGACCCCGGCACAGTTTGAATTGCTGGTGAACAACATCAAGCGGGATGGGGTATTGACCTCGGTTCCATTGCTGTACACAGAGAACGACGGATCGCTTACTTGCCTGTCCGGCAATCATCGTGTTGGGGCGGCAAAGGCAGCCTTGATCGAAGAGGCAGATTGCATGGTCATAAACTCCAAACTGACCAAGGAGCAACGAACCGCCATCCAGCTATCCCATAACGCCATCACTGGCCAGGATGACCTCAACGTATTGCTGGGGCTGTATCAATCCCTCGACTGTACACAGAAGGAATACAGCGGAATAACCGACGATACGTTCAAGATGATCACTGACCTTGACCTGGCTGGCCTTGCTGCTGGTCAACCCAAGTACGAAGAGATCGCCTGTGTGTTCCTTCCTGAAGAGAAAATAGCCTTTGCTTCAGCTATCGAAAAGATCAAGAAAGCCCCCAAATCACTGGTACTTGGCTGCAAATACGAGGACTTTGATTCAATATTCGCCACATTGGTCAAGACTAAGGAGAAAATGAACATCCACAACACAGCGATCGCTATGCGAGTTATGGCAGAATTAGCCCTTGCACAGCTTGATCATTTGGCGGAAGTTGAACGTAATAGCACTGAAGGGGCTAAACCGTGACCGCACCAGACAGAAAGACAATCATTGCCCAGCGCCGTCAGGCTGTGGCATCCCTGAAACTACGTGGACTGTCGTACCGGGAGATCGTGCTTGCCCTGCCAAACACCAGAGGCATTGACCAGCAACCCATCATCGACCACCGCCACAACAAACCATGGTCACAAGGTACGGTTCATTCCGATGTCAAAGCCATTGAAGCCGAGTGGATGGCAAACGCCGTTGCCGATATCAGCACCCACAAAGCCAGACTGAATGCCGAAATCGAAGAGGTCAAACGGGTTGCCTGGGGTGAAAAAGACACCGACATCATCCTGAAAGCCATCGACCAGCAACGAAAGATCCACGGTATTGACGCCCCTCGCAAGCAGGAGATAGGCGGCATCCCTGGCGGATCACCCATTCCACTACAACAACCATCCATCCTTGAGGGGATTGACCTTGCGAAACTCACCGAGCAGGAACTCGAAGAGCTGGAACGTTCCGTCAGAGCCATTGACAGACTTCGAGCGCCTAAGAGCGGAGAGAGCACGGCGCAGCCTTCGTGAATACGTAAAGCAGGCATGGCACGTTGTTGAACCGGACACAGGATACCGGCACAACTGGCACATCGACGCTATTTGCGACCACCTTGAGGCAGTCAGCCGAGGCGACATCCAAAAACTGGTTATCAACGTACCGCCTGGGTGCATGAAGTCCCTGAGCGTGTGCGTTTTTTGGCCTACCTGGAGCTGGATCGACAACGCCCACCTTCGCTGGCTGTTTGCATCGTATGGTGCGCATCTTTCAACCCGTGACAGCATGAAGACCCGCGACTTGATCAATTCGCCGTGGTATCAGGAACGCTGGGGCAACAATTTCCAGATAACAAAATCCACAGAAGAGAACATCAAAAATAGCCGCCAGGGCTTTCGTATAGCCACGAGTACCGGGGGAGTGGGAACCGGTGAGCGGGTTCACATAAACGTGAATGACGACTTGTTACGAGCCCAGGATGCCTACAGCGCAGCAAATAAGAAAGCCGCCATTGCCCACATGGAAGCCATGTCCACCAGGGGCGTGGATCCAGTCACCTACAAGCAGGTGATCATCATGCAGCGATTGTCTGAAGATGACCCGACCGACTGGGCACTGAAGCGTGGTGGCTGGGAACATCTCATGCTGCCGATGGAATACGAACCGGGGCGCAGGTGCAAAACCAAAATTGGCTTTGAAGACCCGCGAACCGTAGAAGGCGAACTGCTGTGGCCTGAGCATTTCCCGCTTGAAGTCGTGCGCAACATGGCAATTGACCTGAATACCTATGGCGCCGCAGCCCAGTTACAACAGCGACCAGCTCCCTTGGGCGGTGGAATCATCAAGAGCAAATGGTTCGGACGTTACAAGGTTCTGCCAAAGCTCCAGTACCGCATGATGTTTGCCGATACCGCCATGAAGACCAAGGAATACAACGACTTCAGCGTGTTCGAAGAGTGGGGACTGGGCGTCGATAACAATCTGTACCTTGTCGATATGGTCCGCGGCAAATGGGAGGCGCCAGAGTTGCGCCGTACTGCCATCGACTTTTGGGGCTTGGCTATGAGCCGGGACAAGGCAACCCATGGCGAAATCAGAAAGCTGATGATCGAAGATGCCAGTAGCGGAACCGGACTGATCCAGGACTTGAAGCGCAAAGAAAAAATACCAGTTGGCGAAATCACCCGCGCAACTGATAAACTAACCCGCGTCATGGATGTCGTGAGCTACATTGAGTCGGGTTATGTGTATTTGCCAGAAGAGGCGCCCTATGTTTCAGAACTTACCCGTGAATGCGATGCGTTTACAGGTGATAATACCCACGCCCACGATGACCAGATTGACCCGATGGCAGATGCCATCAACGAAATGTTAGCCAGACGCAAACCGCGTCGCTTCATGGACTTATGAGGAACCACCAATGAAAGACCGCCTGATATACCTGCTCGACCGAATACTGCCAAAGCGCCCAGCCGCACCAAAGGCGCCAGAGCCACCCAAAAAGAAGGGCGGCGTTTTCGCCAATCTGGATGCCATGCCAGACAAATTCGAGCCAGAACAAAAGGCGCAATGGGAAAAGCTGAAGCAAATCATCATGCCTCGCACCCTGGAGTTCGTGAAGCCGGTTTCTGATACTGGAGCCACCATTGCCACTGACTCAGCCGAGAAAACCCCACACGGTTTCGGCATGGATGACTTTAAGAAAATGACCAGCACTTTCGACGGTTTCAATATGCCGCAGGTGCCTGGCCAGCTTATGCAGTGGTTTGCTGCCCAGTCTTTTATCGGTTATCAGGCTTGCGCCATCCTTGCCCAGCAATGGCTGATCAACAAAGCCTGCGTGATGCCAGCCGAAGACGCTATCCGCAAAGGCTGGGATGTGACCCTGAACGACGGTACCGAGCTTTCAAAGGAGCAACTTGATTACATCCGGGAGCTGGACGTTAAATACGACGTGATGGGGAATCTCAAGGAATACGTGCAATTCAGCCGGGTGTTCGGGATCCGTATTGCCATGTTCCTGGTTGACAATACCGACGACCCAAAATACTACGAGAAGCCCTTTAACTTCGACAGCGTTGGTCCTGGTAAGTACAAGGGCATAACGCAAATAGACCCCTACTGGATTGCCCCAGAACTCGACATGGCGGCAAGTGCAGACCCGGTGAACAAACACTTTTACCAGCCGACCTGGTGGCGCATGAGCGGGTTGCGGGTACACCGTAGCCATCTTTGCGTATTGATCCCGAATCCAGTAGCCGACGTTCTGAAGCCGACTTACTTCTTTGGCGGGGTGCCATTAACGCAGCAGATATTCGAGCGCGTGTATAACGGCGAGGCTTGTGCCAATGAGGCTGTGCAATTGCTCCAGACCAAGCGTTGCAACGTGCTTTTTGGTGATATCGACCAGGCTTTGACCCAGCAGGCAAAATTCGAGGGGCGTCTTGGCGTGTGGGCGAAGTACCGGGACAACTACGGCGTGAAAATCCTCGGCGAAGAGGAAAAATACGAACAGCATGACACCAGCCTGGCTGATCTGGATAACACCATCCTGACCCAGTACAAACTGGTTGCTGCCATTGCCGGCGTACCAGCTGCCAAGTTGCTGCAGGATTCCCCAGCAGGCAGCTTGAATGCCAACGGCGCTTTTGAATCAGAGAGCTACCGCCAGGCACTCGAAACACTGCAATCAAACGACCTGACCCCAATGCTGGCAAAGCATTACCAGATGCTTGTGCGCTCTGACCTGGTAGAAAAATACCCAGAATTGAAAGGCGCCAACCTGATCGTCAAGTGGAATGAGCTGGATGCCCTGACAGAAGCCGAGCGCGCTGACGTGAATCTCAAAAACGCCCAGACAGACCAAGCCCTTGTTAATGCTGGGGCAATCGACGGAGGAATGGCTCACGATCGTGTGGTCAAAGACCCGAACAGCGGCTATACCGGCGTAGAGCATGATGTCGAGCCTGCCGATGATGACGAAAACGACGCGGATCCAGACAGCGACACCGATGACACGCCTGTTGCTGAATAGCGTATGACCGATCACTTACTGACCAAAAGCAAGAAACGCTGGGTGGCTCAATTCAAACCAACCGGCGTTATCCGTGGAACCACATTGCACTCGAATGCGGTGAGCGCGATGCGGTACCAGAAGCGCCTTGACGCCATTATCGAACCAATGATTGCCGAGACTGAGAAACGGTTACTGGCATTATTCCGTGGCGATGCAGCAGAGAAGCACTTTGCCCAGGACGAAAGCGTAGCCAGCCAGGCCAGGATCATCACCAACGGACTTCAGCGTAAATTCCAGCAGCTTTTCAATTCGAAAGCCAATGGCCTTGCAGATATCATGGTCAACGAAGCCAAGGCAGTCAGCAAATCCAGCCTGCACATGAGCCTCAAAGAGATGTCTGGCGGGTTGTCGCTGAAAACGAACATCATGACCAATAAGCTGGGCGATGTGATGACAGCCGCCACCGCTGAGAATGCCGCCCTGATCAAAACCATACCGCAGGAGTATCTTGGCAAGGTTCAGGGTGCCGTAATGCGATCGATAGGCACAGGCAATGGACTGGCAGACCTGGTTCCAGCCCTCGAAAAGTACAAAATGATCACGAAGCGCCGGGCAAAGATGATTGCCTACGACCAGACCCGCAAAACTTTCAACATGGTCAATAAGGCCAGGATGCAGAACATCGGCGTAAAAAAGGCTGAGTGGATCCATTCAGGCGGCAGCAATGATCCACGTGAAACACACAAAGCCATGAACGGCAAGATATTCGAAATCGAAAAAGGCATGTATGATAGCGACGTGCAGGAATACATTCAGCCCGGACAACTGGTAAACTGCCGGTGTTCATACAGGCCGATAATCGAATTCGACGAAGGTGACGCAGACTAATGCCACTCAAACAAGGTCACAGCAAAGAGACAATCAGCGCGAACATCGCTGAATTGATCAAATCCGGTAAGGAGCCCGACCAGGCTGCTGCCATTGCCTATTCTGAAGCCGGGTTATCTAAAGACGAATACACCGCTGTTTTCGCAATGGATAGCACTGCCAGGGTTGAAGACTTAAACGGCTTTATCGAAATCAAGGGCAATCCGATCAGCAAGGTCGGCGTGTTCCCATACCTAGGTAAGTCAATCGGTGCACCACCAGATCAAGCCGACAAGGTGTTTATGGTGCTTCGACCGGCTGAAGAGCTGTCAAATGTTGACTGTATCGAGTCATTCAAACTGGTGCCGATTATCGACGAACATACGATGCTGGGCACCCAGCAAGGCATGACCCCTGCCGAAAAAAAAGGCGTACATGGCACGACTGGTCAGGAGATCTATTTTGAAAATGGCGTACTTTACGCAAACCTAAAGATATTTTCGGACACATTGCAAGACGTTATTGAAAATATCAAAAAAGATATTTCTCTGGGCTATCGTTGCATTTACGAATTAACCAGTGGTATATTTGATGGCACCAAGTATGACGCAGTGCAGCGAAACATACGCGGGAACCACCTGGCGATCGTAAGCCAGGGCAGAATGGGACCCGATGTAGCAGTACTGGATCATCTAACATTCACAGTTGACTCACAGGAGTTATTCAAAATGGCAGCGAAAGACCTCAAAGCAAAAATCGAAAAAGCAGAAGCAGACCTGAAAGTGATCCGCACTGCTTATGACGAAGCCGAGAAAACCGGTGGCGGCCTGGCTGAGTTGGCTGGCAAAATCGACACCATCATGACTCTTTTGGGTGAGCTGAAAGACATGGAGGCCAAAGAGGCCGAAACGAAAAAAGCGGCTGACGAAGAAGCTGCCAAAACTGCTGCTGCCAAAAAAGATGGCGAAGGCGAAGGTAATGACGAAGACGAGCCGAAAGAAGAAAAGAAAACCGGCATGGATTCTGCTCAGGTGCAAGCCCTGATCACCAAGTCTGTAAACGATTCCGAGCGCAATTTGCTCAAAACTATCAACCAGAAAAACAAACTGGCTGATCAGTTATCCCCATTCGTTGGCGTGTTTGACCATGCCGAGATGACACTTTCTGACGTTGAGAAGTACGGCGCAGAAAAACTGGGCTTGAAAGTAGCCGCAGGTCAAGAAGGCGCAGCATTGGCCGGTTTCTTGTCTGCTGCCAAGCCAGCAACCCCATTCACGCAGGTAAAACATGGTCAAGATGCTGTTGACCACACAAAAACCAGCGTTATCCTCAAACACGTAAACGGCTAATAGGAGCTAACAATGACTGCTGCATCTTTTCAATCGACAGTTCGTACCACCCAAGGCTTCGGCGTTGTAGGTGAGCTTTTTTCTGACGCACCACACCGTGCAGAACCGTTTCAAATCAATGACACTGCTGCCAATTTCGTTGGCCGCATGATGACTGTCGTTTCAGAAGGCGTAGCACGCTCTGGCGGTTCAGGAGCCCTTGCGGGTATCTTGTTCAATCCGAAAGTGTATGCTGCTCGCGGTGACGGCACCAATGCACTTAACCCCAGCCTGGAAGTAGCAGACTTCTCTGAAGTCGAAGGCTTGAAAATGGGTGAGTTGATTATCAGCCTGGCTGCTGATGCAGCGATTGGCGATAAAGTCAAATACCTGATTTCGACCGGCGTATTGTCTACATACCAAAAAACAGCAGCATTCACAGCAGCTCAGGCGACTGACCAGCTGACTGTATCTGCTATCACAGCAGGCCGTCTTGATGTTGGCTCGGTAGTGAAAAACGCTGCCGGTGAAATCCTTGGCACCATCATTGCCCTTGGCACTGGTACTGGCGGCACTGGTACTTACACGCTGAACACCAGCGCAACTGTAGGTAGCGCAGCGATGACAGCAAACACTGTCCTGGCATCTACCGATGCAGATGCTTACGGTGAAATCACCCGCTTCACGCCAAATGCTGGTACCACACAGCTGGCTGTTGCTTACTTCAACATGCCTTACTAATCCATTAACCCTGACGCTCAAAGGAGTCTAAGAAAATGATTGAATCACGCGAACATAGCTACCTTGCCCCGCGCAACGTGCAGCCCCTCCGTATGACTGCTCAGGACGTTCAAGACGCTCTCCCGCATCTTGGCCTGCTCGGCATCGACTTGCGCCCCAGCACCATCAATCAAATGATGGTCGGTTTGCGTGATGCAGCTCAAGCGTTTGGTCAAGATAGCTTAACAGCTACATTGACACAGGCTTCTTTGGGTACACCCATTCAATTCCTGCAAAACTGGTTGCCTGGTTTCGTGCAAATCCTGACCGCAGCTCGCAAAGCTGACGAACTCATGGGTATGCAGGTTTCTGGTGACTGGGCTGACGAAGAAATCGTACAGGGCGTAATGGAATTGACCGGCCTGGCAATCCCTTACGGTGATTTGACCAATGTGCCACACAGCTCATGGAACACAAACTTCGTGCGCCGGACTATCGTGCGCATGGAAGAAGGTATGCAAGTTGGCATCCTCGAAGAAGAGCGTGCCAGCAAAATGCGCGTCAACAGTGCAGAAGGCAAGCGTGAAGCTGCTGGTCTTGCCCTGGAGATCGCTCGTAACAACATCGCTTTCAGCGGCTTTAACTCAGGTAACAACCTGACTTACGGCTTCCTGAATGATCCCGGCTTGCCTGCTTACGTTGCAGCACCGAACGGTACCTGGGAATCTGCTACCTTCCTGGAAATCCAGCAAGACATCCTGACCGCTTTGAATGCACTGCGCACTCAATCCGGTGATCAGATCGACCCTAAGTCAACTCAGATCACTCTGGGCTTGCCTACCAACCGCGTTGACTTCCTGAGCACCCCGCCCGTATACGGCGCTGGCTCGGTAACAACCTGGCTGAAGGAAAACTACCCAAATGTGCGCGTGGTATCGGCTCCCCAGCTGAACAATGCGAACAGCAACCAAAACGTGATGTACGTGTACGCAGAAAGCGTGCAAGACCAATCAAGTGACGGTGGCCGCACCTGGATCCAAGCAATTCCCGCCAAATTCCGCATCCTTGGCGTGCAAAAATTGGCAAAAGGTTATGAGGAGTCATACAGCAACGCTTCCGCAGGTGCGATGTTAAAACGCCCCTGGGCAGTAGTTCGCTACACTGGCTTGTAATCTGTGCCATCTTTACGTTAAGCTAAGAACCCGGTGCAGAGATGTTCCGGGTTTTTTTATACTACCTAATCAATCAATCGGAGAAAATTTATGGCAAACCACATCATAAGCACAGCGTCAAATGACAACGTGTTCCCCATCTGGATCAAAGAAACTGGGGTAAAAGGTGGCCGTCCTGCAGTTGCAGATCGCAGAATCCTGATCAAAGGCAAGGCAAACGTTGCCAACCCTAAAACATTGATCACACCACGCGGCGTAGTCACTACAGTAAGTGACGAAGAGCTGGTCGAGCTGAAGAAAATCAAGGCATTTAACGCCATGGTGCGTGATGGCTTTTATGTCATCGAAGCCGGCAAGAAACCGGTTGTCGAAGAGGTCGTAAAAGACATGACCAAAAAGGACAAATCGGCACAGCCAACCCCTGCTGACTTCAAGGACAAGAAAGGTCCCAAGGTCAAAACACCAAAGGGCGGAGTTGACGACCCGACCGAGAAAGACCCTAGCGCAACCAGCGAAGACGCGGAGTAAATAAATGGCCGTCATCGTATTCGACGCGGCGGCCTTTCGTACCCAGTGCCCCGTCTACTCAGATCCCACAAACTACCCTGACGCAACTCTTCAGGATTACTGGGACATGGCTATAAACTTCGTCAGTGACGAAGACTATGGCTACCTGACTGGCGGGGCGCGTCGTATGGCAATCAATTACATGCTTGCCCACCTGCTTTACATCACAGCCCTGATACTCGACGGCACCACCCCTGGTACCGTTATCAATTCCACGGTTGACCGGACATCAGTTGCTTTGCAGGCTCCAAAAGAGCGCAGCAGCTTCATATTCTGGATGAACCAATCACCATACGGGCAGGCTTTACTTGCCCTGTTGCGCGTGAATGCCGTTGGCGGATACCTGGTTGGCTCAAGCAACCCGCGCGCCAATATCCGGCAGCCAAACGGTGACTTTCTGTCATGACCAAGCGATTACACCCGGATGCAATGAAGGCACTGGTCGCACGGATCTCTGAAAAAAAGGTGGCTAAGGTCGGATTCTTTGAGAGTGCCCAGTACCCAGACGGCACTCCCGTTGCGTACATTGCAGCCATCCAGGAGTTCGGCTATCCAGAGGGCGGAACACCGGCCAGGTCTTTTATTCGCACCACGATATCCGAGAAAAAAGAAGACTGGAACGCACTTATGGCCAAGGGTGCAAGGGCAATTATCCGCGGTAAGCAAACTGTAGAATCCGTCATGGAAGGCATTGGGCTTCAGGCTGAAGGTGACATGCGAAAAAAAATTACCGAGATAACCGAACCGCCTTTGAAAGAAGGCACCCTGGCAGCCCGGCGCCGTCGCGGCAATAGCAGCGACAAACCACTCAACGATACCGGGTACATGCTTTCGCAGCTCGTTTCACAGGTCGAGGCTGAATAATGACCACGCCTGGAAGCAACACTTTCGCCCTTGCAATCAGCGTGCAGGGCAAACAAACCATAAACTACTATGCCGCCACAGGCCGCACAGTAAATTCTATTGGGCTTTTCGAGGGTGCATTTGCACCACCAGTGCCATTGAAGTGCTCGGTGCAGCCAATTCAGCGATCGCTATACGAACAGCTCGGGTTGGACCTGCAAAAAAACTACGTCACCCTGTACATAAAACGCAACGCACTGGACATAGAGCGCGGCACTCAGGGTGATCAATTTTCGTACGCCGGCCGTCGATATCAGCTCGAAAGCGAAGTCAACTGGTTCAACCAGGATGGCTGGGTTGGCGTGCTTTGCTCTGACATAGGTGCCGAGCCAGACCTGTATCTTTCACTGATCCTGTACAACAACCCTGGAGTCAGCGACGTTTCCGAGGTCGAATTCGCAGACAAGTCCTTTGTGTATGCCATGGGTGACGAATCCATCGGGCGCAACATCATAATTGACGTGCCAAAGTGGACTGTAGGCGACGGGTTCTATAACCCGATAGTGTTTGGTTCAGCATTGGCTGACGGGGCTGAAATCAGCGTTAATGTGGCAATAGGCGGCATTAACCAAGGAACTTTGATTGTTACGGCAGCAGACGGGGAGGCAACCGATGTGCCACCTGATCCGTTTCCTGGGCTTTCAACGTACGGTGTGGTAGCGGGGGGACTTCGCGTCCAGCATAATGTGAGGCTCACCATCTCATCTTCCACGGTGGATATCGTGGACATTGTGCTGAAACGCGGGGTCAGTATTTAATGCGCGACAACGAACTATTTGCATTTCTGAAGCCTATTATCGACGAAGGTCTTGCGATCAATAACGTTACAGCTGAAATGACACAATCATTCCAGCCAACCGCCCAGGGCGTTACTCCGGCTATCCAGGTAGCCGCTCAGATAATCAGCGACAAGGAATATGGCTGGGTAAACCGGGGCGACACATGGGACGAAGAGGCCGGCGAGTTTGTGCACACCGAGTCGCAACAGGTGGAAACGACCTTCCAGATCAGCTGCCTTTCATTGCAGGCGCCATCGAAGCCTACCCAGAAAACAGCTAAGGACATCCTAAAAATCGTTAAGGCCACCCTGGTAAGTGACGAAACCATACGCCTGCTTGGCCTGCAAACCATGGGGATACTCAGAATTACCGAGATTCGTAACCCGTTTTTCCGTGGCGACAAAAATCAATGGCAAGCAAGCCCCTCTTTTGACTTCACGATCACACATAAACAGGTTACAATCAGCAACGTTCAGAAGGCCAGCCCTATCGAGGGCAATATCTACCCAGTCGCAGGAGACATACAATGATTTCAATGACTCGCTATATTTCCATCACCTCTGGCGTTGCCGGTGGTATTGCAGTAGCCCTGCGCGAATTGATAACGCGAGTATTTACCACAAACGAATTGCTGCCGACCGGCACTATTCAAGAATTCGAGAGCGCAGACGACGTTGGCGCCTATTTCGGTACCAGCTCAGAAGAGTACAAGCGTGCCGCGTTTTATTTTGGGTGGATATCAAAGAGCATCACCAAGGCAAAGAAAATTGCTTTCGCTCGCTGGGCTGACGAAGACACCGCACCAATGATTTTCGGCACAACTGCCGACCGCACCATTGCAACATTTACCGCAATCAGCAACGGATCCCTGCGACTCACCCTGGGTGCCGACACAAACGACCTGACCGCCATGGATTTTTCTGGCGCAGCAAGTTTGGCTGCCGTAGCCGCAATTATCGAAACAGCAATCCAGGCAGAAACCGGAACCATGTGGACTGCTGCCACAGTTTCGTACAATGCCGTGGACAAGCGTTTTGAATTGATCGGTGGCGACGTTGGCGCCGCAACCGTGGCAACTGCTGACGTTGGAAGCGGTACAGCAATCCGCCTGCTTATTGGCTGGGGAAATACTGCCACTTTCAGCGATGGCGCAGTAACCCAAACAATTCCAACCCTGCTTGGCGATTCAACCGAACTGAACAACAATTTCGGTTCTTTTGTGTTTATTCCTACACTGACTGCCGACGAAATCCTGGAAGCGGCTATCTGGAACGACACGCAGAACAACATGTTCCAATTTCTTACCCCGGTAGTGGCAGACGATGCCTCTGCCCTGTCAGCAGCCATAATCGGCTACTCAGGTGCAGGAATTATTCTGGATCCCGAAGTTGCCGACGAATACCCTGAGATGATTCCCGGAATCATCCTTGCCGCAACGGACTACACAAAGCCCAATGCAGCCAAAAATTACATGTATCAACAATTCCCGGATGTTACCGCCAGCGTTACCAGTAACACTGACGCGAACACGTACGATGCCCTGCGCATTAACTATGTTGGTCGTACACAAACTGCCGGGCAAATACTTGAATTCTTCCAACGTGGATTCCTATGCGGCGGATCTAGCGATGCTGTTGACATGGGCGTTTACGCAAATGAGCAGTGGTTCAAAGATGCTTGCTCGGCAGACCTCATGACCTTGTTGCTTGCGGTTGACCAGGTTCAGGCCAGCTCCGCAGGCGTGGGCACCGTCCTTGCCACATTGCAGTCACGTATCGACCAGGCTCTTTTGAACGGCACGATCGAGCCCGGCAAAGACTACACCGCAGCACAAAAACAGGTTATTGCTAACCTGACAAACGACCAGGACGCTTGGCATCAAGTACAGTCAATCGGCTACTGGGTGACTGCTGCTGTTGAGCCATACGTACTCGACGATATCACGCAGTACAAAATTTCTTACACCATCGTTTACGGTAAAGGCGACAGCATCCGTAAAATCGAAGGCCGAGACATCATGATCTAACTGGAGAAACAAAATGACTGACATTTCAGCCTTTGGCTTAAAAATCCGCATGGTATTCAGCAAGACTTTTCCTGCTGGATTCGACGTTACCGACTTTGCAGATGATGGCGATCCTATCGACTGTCCATCGGTTCAAGTTGCCGATAAGGCGATGGGTCCTAATGGTCACTTGATCACATGGTCGAAAGCCAACCCACTTTTGGCTACCCTGAACGTCATCCCTGGCGGTAGTGCAGATAAAAATCTGGCTATTGCGTTTCAGGCAAACCGCCCTGGTAAGGGTAAGCAGCCTGCTCGCGATGTAGTGACCATGGTTAAAATCTGGCCTAACGGTCAAAAAGAAACATTCTCTGTTGGCGCCATCACTGACGGTATGCCAGGACAGTCGGCTTCAAGCGCGGGTCGTATGAAGACAAAACCATACGCCTTTGCCTTTGAAAACTACGTTTAAACATAAGGTGATTTATGGCTCATGAACTCAACGAACCGAAAGAGGTATCAATCTTAGGCGGGGATGGCAAAACCCGCAAATTCGTGCTCGGTAAAGTGCCCTGGTTATCCGGTGGCCGCAAAATGTGCATGATGTACCCGACAACCGCAATCACTTCCGCTATCCCTAAATTTGGCGAATACGAGCCAAACGAAGAGATGGCAGTAATCATGTACAAGCACATCGACATCATTACTGAGGACGGAAACCGCTACCGACTCGAAACAACAGAACTTGTCAACAACCATCTTACCGACTTCATGGGTAACGTAAGATTGGAGGCGGCGATGCTGGAGCACAACCTGGGTTTTTCCGTAGCCGGAAAGATGTTTGGATTCCTCGAAACGTTGACGCAGGCCATCGAACAATCGACTTCCAAAATCTTGACGGCATTACTGGCACAATCCTCGCAGCAGACAGAGCAAACAAACAAGAGCTGAGAACCATATATTCGATTGAAGACGTTATGGACATGTGGGAAAGTATCACTGTTCCAAAGGTCAACGAATATCTGGCAGTAGAGCACGCGAGGAAAAACCGAAAATGAACGTCATCGACACCCTGGTAACAGTGTTCAAACTGGACTCAACCCAGTTCCAGAAAGATGTCGAAAAATCTGACAGTGCCGTGGACAAAGCCGAAAAAGGCATGACGGATGCAGAGAAAGCCACCAAAAAACTCGAACACTCATTCATAAGTTTAGCCGGGAAGGTTGCCGCCAGCGCGGGAGCCTTTCTTGCAGTCAGCAACATGATGCACGGGTTCAGCGAGGCGGCAAACAGCGCCATTGAACTCAAAAAACTGTCGGATGCAACCGACATGAGCATGGAAAAGATATCTGCCTGGGGGCGAGGCACGATTGAATTCGGCGGCACCCAAAAGGATTTTCAGGCTTCACTGTCAAACCTTAACCAAGGCATACGCGACCTTGCCATAACCGGCGATAGCGCGTTGGCGCCAATGATGCGCGGCCTGGGGTTGAATTTCCTGGATGCCGGGCGTAAAGCCAAGCCTCTGGATCAAGTATTGCTCGACCTGTCCGACCGTTTCGAGAAAATGGACAAGACAAAAGCCATTGATATCGGTAAGCGCATGGGGCTGGATCAAAGTACCGTGTTCATGCTCATGAAGGGCAGGATTGCCACCAACGAACTGCTCGAAAAGAAAAAGGAACTCGGAGCCCTGGACGCCAAAAATGCTGCCGTTGCCATAAAGTACAACGTCGTCATGGACGAAACCAAGACTCGAATGGAACATCTTTACATGGCAATCGGTACTGCCGTGCTGCCAGTTATTAACGCATTCCTGAAGGGCTTTGGTGCCGTGATAGATTTTTTCACCGAACACCAGCCATTACTTTACGCCATGCTTGCCGGACTGGCAGTCATTCTGTGGAGCGTTGCCGCTGCTGCCTGGGGGGTTGTTGCTCCTTTGTTGATAGCTGCCGCACCCATCATTGCACTGGCTGTAGCTGCCGGCGTTTTGACTGCTGCCCTGGGGTTCCTGGTTGACGATCTTTGGGAATTCGCACACGGAAACGATTCAGTGCTCGGCGCCGTGATCCAAAAATGGGAAGACTTTAAGGGCTGGCTCATGGAAATCTGGAATTCTATCAGCTCGGCAATCGGTGACTTTTGGGAATCGCTTTTACCACCCGAATGGCTAATGAATATAATCGGCGGCCTGGGTGATGCTTTCAACAAGGCAGCCAGCTTCGTCATGAATGCCGATGCAGCACCAACAAACTCACAAACCACCAACAGCATTGTTGGAGGTGCCAGCAATAGCACCACAAACAACATCCGGGCAACCGCTACAATCAACACCCAGTCAACTGATCCCGGAACCATAAACAAACTCGTCGGAAGCACCTTTGGCGATCAACTGCGTGCCGCTATTGGTCAGGCAGATGACGGAGTGAGGGCATAATGCTTGAAACAGTCATCGGCTTATTCGACAGCAATTCCCGCCAGATACTCGAAAGCGCCGTAACCATAAAGGCGAACGTCAAAGAGATGTCGAAGGCAATGGAGCATCCCACAGAATCGGGAAGCTCTTTTGTCGATCAGGTAATCAATTTGCCGGTTGATATCGACCTGTCAATAATTCTGAAGCCAGAAGACTACCAGAACACCTACAAGCAGCTCAAAAAACTGTGTACGGCAAAAACCCTCGTCACCGTGCAGACCAAGGTTGACCG